CTTGGGCGAGTCATGACACCATAACGAAGGGCGTCATAAAGGTGGTCTTCAGCGTTAGTGTCCACATCCTCCGGGTTATTCCTGTCGAGGGGGATTGCCGGAAGCTGATTGATCAGGTTGTTGCAGTTGCTGAAAATAACCATCCGGGGTTCTTTGGTGAACTCATCAAGCTGCAACCTGCGGTGAATTTCGTTCTTACCTGACACTCGGGAGCCTTTGGACCTGTCTGAAGGTCTCCAGCGGCAACCTTTTTGAATCATCTGCTGAGCAAGAGAAGGACCACGATCACCACGTTGATGCCAAAGACTGCTATCCAATACGCCATACCTGATCTTTTCACCATCTTCAATGTCAAGAATCATATCTGCCAAATCGGAAGCAGTCACTTTTGAAACGTAAAGTTCCCGGTAGACTACCAGTTGTTCCGAGGGTGTGACTGCGAACCACAGGACGCCCGTGTGGGAACCGTAGCCATAGTCACAAGCCCGAAACTTTGTCCAAGAATCTGGGATATCATACGGGTCAATGACATGTATTTTGCGATTGAACTCCGGAAAAGCTGCTCCTTCATTGACATCCCAATCGCCAGAAAGAAGTTGCCTTCTTTGGTGTTCTGGAAGCGACAAAAGGTTAGCTTCATAAAGTCCATCCTCCGAAAGGTAGGGGTTATCAAATAGTGTTGCCGGGATAAACCGACGCTTGAACAGAGGTTGTCCTGCTTTACTATGACCAGAAGGCCATTTCAGGACTTCTCCAGTTTCGTGATCCGTAGCCCAGAAAGACATTCCGGGGGTACTAGGATCAACAAACATCTTTTTTACCCACTGATGCCCCGGTCCACCGGGGTTGCTTGTGGCCCTCTGGTACAGCTTGAGTCCGGAAGCTGCTGTAGTACGAAGACGAGACCGGAGGTAGTTCCAAGCATAGGGCGTTGGCCACTGGGTAAGTTCGTCAAATCCAATCCAAGTAAAAGCCTGACCCTGATACCGCAGAACGTCATCGTCCCTGTCTAGGTAGGACATCCAGAGCGTAGCCCCGGAAGGTGCAATCCAAGTCTTGTCTCTTTCTGAGAACTTGATACCGGGAATTGCACGAGGGTAAAGCAACTTGGAAGTTGCAATCAGTTCACGAAGTTCCTCAGTCGATCTACGAACCAGAAGCTGCTTAGCATGAGGGTTATTAAAATTGCGGACAGGGTCGGCCAGCATTGCGTAACTCTTGCCGCCACCAGCAGCCCCTCCGTAGAGAACTTCCTGCTCAGAGGCAGAAAGAAACTCTGTTTGAGGACCCGGATTGGGTTGAAAGATGACCTCTTGTGCAGCATTAACATTTACGGGTGCCGGGTTTATAGTCGCGGGCGTCAATACCGAAGTCTGGGAACTCCCTTGCCCTTGACGGCTCTTTTGTCGCGCCGAGGGTTTCTTCTTCGATCTTGCGGAGTTTTTCGAGCGTCTTTTGTAGACCGAGGGCTGCTGCGTAATATCCATTGGCTTGGCTTTTGTACTTTCGCTCACTCTCAAGTCTCCTTTTCAGCCCCATGTGAGAGATGTAACGACCAGAGGCTGCTGAAAGCCATTCTGCCACTACCCTGAGGCTATAGTTTTTCAAGTGCTCCTTTGCTTTCTCCAAGAGTTCAAGCTCCTCGGGGATAGGGTCCAGAATGTCTTCATCTCGTTCTGAGACCTTGTATCCCCAAGGAATATGCTTGTTGTATCTTGGAATGCTTCTCCACTTGTGATCTGTTTCTTCAGTCATCGTTCTCTTCTTTGGCGGGGAGAATGAAAACAGGGGTGTCTGATTTCACTTCCACCTTCTCCGTCTTGTTGAAGCCAGCGCGGTCAAGGACTTCTTTTGCAGCAGCAAGACGTTCCCTGTTACCGAGGGCAGTTGGGTTGTCAATAATATGGTTCATTGCGTAGGCAGCTTTGGTACCAACGCGAACGATATACTTTTTGGTCAACTCGAAGACTTCGTCCTCAAGAGTGTTGAGAACATCAGCAGCGCGGGTATTTTCAGAATACCCGGCTATCTTCTTCGCCTTAGTGGGGTCCCCCTCAGCTTCTTCGAAGAGGACCTCCAAAAATTTCAGTTGCTGAGGGGAGTAGTTCTTCTTCATTATCGACCTTTTCTTGTCCGAGTTTGAGTCTTGAACTTTTTCTGCGTGGGAGCCATCGAAGCACCAACCTTGCCCTTGTTGGTCGTATCAACCAGACCACCCTTGTTCATACCACGGGCAGCGCTGCCACCACGGGTACGAGAGCTTTGACCACTGGTGGACGAGGAGCCGGTGCCACCAAAGACACGGTCCATGATCCGGCCAAGGGGAGATTCACGGCCACCTTCGGCCCGAGCCGCAGCCCTTGCCTCACGCTCTTCCTCGCGACGCTGGAGGGCCCGCGAACGCTGGTCGTTGTAGGTGGGGATGCTGCCAGTGGGGTGATCCTTGTCCGGAACACTGAGGCTACCCGTTTGCATCAGGTCGCCTGCGCGCGGACGGGGCTTGACCTTGCCACTGGTGCTGCGAGAGGCCCCACTCTTCGGGTTCCTGCGGGGAGGATTAGGCGTCTGGCCACCACGGCTGCCATCATCCGGGCCCTTGGTCCGGGCGGGGGCACGTTCAGGACGGGCCTTGGGTTTGGGCTGGGGACGAGCCTTCGGGGTCGAGCCAGTGGGCTTGTCATCAGTAGCCGCCTTGGCGGTCTCTTTCTTTTCAGCGCGAGCGCGCTTCTCTGCCTTGGAGAAGAAACGACGAGTCCTGTAGTTAGAGCCTTTGGCCTTAACCCATTCGAAGTCTACGCCCTCCTTGTAACGATCTTCCTTGTCATCTCTTGCCATTGTCATTTCTTCCTTGCTGTTTTGGTCCGAGGGAAGGACCGGTTTGCTCGCTTCGTAGTTTTCGCGAGATTAGAAGGACGGTTATCCAAAGGGTTCCCGTTCTTGTGGTGAATATCCAAACCATCACCCTTTTTAACAACACCAGCCTTCATGGCTTTATACCTCGCTCGTCCACGAGCAGCCCTTCGGGCCTTCTGCTCAGGAGACCCTTGGTAGTTATCATATTCTTTGCGATAATTACGTGGCATTAGGTAGCAATCAGACCATGAGCGCGAAGGGCGGCAAGGATTGCCTCAACCTTGGCTTCCAGTTCTACGCAGTATTCCTGCAGTTCAGCCACGGTAGGGGTGGCGGCATTGGCAATGGTCACTGCACCGTCAGGCGTCGGAAGGGTGCCCGTAGTAGCTTCGGTGGTGATATCCGCGATAGCAGTCCCAGCAGCGGGGGTGGCACCCAGAACACCCTCGACGTTGTTAAGGAAGGTGAGGATATTATCCTGTTCGTTATCCATGTTTGCAAAAGGCATCTTAGTCTCCTGTTTCTAGGAAATGCCCATTGCAGAAGGCATCCCTCTGTCTGATCACCAGCACTCCGGTGTAGATCGCTTCTTCATTCTTCACCTCCACCAAGGCTTCAGCATGCTTGGCGTAGGATTCCTTGGTGATATCGCAGTAAGCCTCAGCGCTGTTTTGAACGCTTGAGCAACTCGCTACGAAGATCATCGATAGACTCGCTGCGAGGGTCTTCCACCGCTTCAAGATATTTCTTGACCCTCTCATACTCTTCCCTCTTTTCCTCCGCAATCGCTTCCAAGACCTCGTTCTCCACCTTGCCCTTGTAGATAAGCTTGAGGTAGAGAAGAAAAGACTTGACCAAGGTGACGATCAAGCCTGAGGCAATTTCGGGTTTCATTTTTCAATTTCGGTGTTGGTGAAGTAGGTACGAAGGACGGGCACGAGGGCACCACCCACCATCATCACGGTCTCCAGAAACTTCTGCTCAGACCCGGCGGGGATGATATCGTAGAAGGCAAGGACGCCAATGAGGAACGAAGCCAGACCGGTCCAGTTCAGCTTCGATTCCCAGAACTTCTTCGTGGGCAGTTTGTTTTCTTCAGTCATTTCGGTTTCCTCTCGGTTTAGGATTCTCTTGATCCAGTTAATCATTTTGCGTCCCCATTCAATCCATTATGGTTCAGCAGGAACTGCCTTAGCAGTTCGTTGGTGTTGCCGACTTCCCCGTTGAGTCTCTCAAGGTTCCGGTTAGTGTTTGCAATGGCTTCCGTCAGAACAGCAATCCGTTGCCCTTGCCGTGCGAGGAGTTCGTCTTGGTTTTCCGATCTTGCACCTGCAACCTCTTGCCTGCGTTCGATCTGGTTCATTCTCTCGGAGATACCTGCAGCCCACCAAACCGCAGCAGCCGTCTGCATCATGATAGCAAAAATGAGGGCAATTGGTACCCTCTTGTCAAGATGCCACTGTCTGTCGTCTCCGTTCGCCATTTGCCCTAGTTTCCTTCTGATATGGGTATTCTTCCCACGTCAGCTTCTCTTCCCCATTATGGCATAGGTCAACAGAAATCATCCCTTCCTTAAGCATTGCCCACTCAACGTAATCAAGTGTGTACCGTTTCCCGGTCTTCTGGTATAGGGCTTCTCTGACGTAGAACACATCAGAGTGAGGGATGTAGACGGAGAAGAGGAATTGGTTATCGTTCTTGGCTATCGCCTTGTAGAACTCCTCAATCACGTTATCATTGATGAAAGTCTTCAATGTTGCTCCTAGTTATATCTTAAGTTTTGCCCGTTGTCAACCCTTTTTTGAGGGATGAAAGAAAAAAAAGTTGTCTCGATTGGGCGCTAGCTAAGGGGGATGAAAAAGAATCCTACTCTCCCCCAACCCCTTTTCTTCTTCCTGAAGAATCCTACACTAGTGTATCACTAGTGTACACTAGTGTATCTCTAGTGTTTATAGATTTTATAAGGATTATAAGGGAGATTAGGTATCTTTAGTCTACACTAGAGACACTCTAGTATCACTCTAGTGTATTACATAGGTATATTATACACATAATTTCGGAAATGTCAAGAGAAAAACCACATCAAATCCAAAATATTTCTCTTGACAGGGTTACATGACTCTCCGCCGGTTACCCAGCAGAGACTCGGATTGAACTCCTCACCAGACCTCTGCAGGTAAACCATCCATTTCTGCTGAAAATCCGGCGTGTTCACCCGCTCTCCCGCCCTTCTATCCCTCAAAAAGGAGATTTTTTACGTAATTTTCCTGTTTTTCCATAAACTAAAGTTTATTTTTGCACTTTTCGAACATTCTTGTAACACCCACATGGTTTACACCTCCATTTTTACCCCTCTGTCACGGTGGGTATTTCACGCATCCCAGAACCCCCCGGTGTCCCATGCCCCGGTGTGGCATTTTTGCAACACTATCGGAACGGCGGGTGTTCTCGTTTTGTTCTCGTGGGGTATCATAGCACCTCAAGAGTGCAAAAATTCCGGGGCCGGAAAAGATGCAAGGTGAAGCACGACCGCGACCGGATTCCCGACCGAAGCGATAAGGTATATCCTTGCTGTTAGTTTGCCGACTAACTACCGCCACCAGCTATGCACGGAACGCATACCTGCTATGCACTAGACGCCTTTGCCCCGTAGAGGCGCTGGAAGGCCCCCTACAGGCCCGACTTGGGTTTCGGGAACCCTGATACCTAAAAACGCCTCGTCGCCGTGTACGCCGTGTTTACGTTTTGTTCCT